CAGAAGAAGTTTCTGCTCTATCACCGTAGTCTGTTTTTTTAACGTCTCTATAGTATCTTAACTTTTTACTTTCATTTACCCATGTAAATCCACCTTTGTTAATTTGATTTCTTATTGTCTTGTAATCTTTTATTATTTGTCTAGATTCAGGAGAACTCAAATCGATTCTATGTTCTTTTAAAATATGTTCTCCATCTAAATTAAAAAAGAATTTTTGTCTAGTACTGTGACCACCAGATTTAGTCTGTGAAGTAGCATCACCGTAAACATTTGTTTTACTTGCATTTACACTTCTTCCAAAAACTCCTTGTGCTGATTTTTCTCTAGCGTTTTTCATAAACTGCTTGTAATCTTCTGGACCATCAAATTCAACACCTTCTGGGTCTAGTTTGATTTTTTTATTATCATAGTGACCCCTCCACTTACCAGAACCACTTCTGTCATAGTATCGACCAGTTTTTTTAACTCCTATACCTGCTTCTTTTGCTAATCTTAAAATATCATCATTATTTAATAATTCTTGACCATAACCTGCAAACTGAACAAACTCACCAAAATCAGAAATACCTAAACTTTTTATGTGTGCCATAGAGTCTGCAACATCTTCTAAAAGTAGCGCTCTTTTTTCTTTTATAGCCTGTAGTACTTCATTGTTTATTGGTTGAGCTTTACCACCAACAATTGCTTCAAAAAATCCATCATCTACTAAAGTTTGTTCAAAATTAGTAAATTGTCTAATTCTCATAATTTCACGTCCAGCCATACGACCAGTAAAAGGAATAGTTCTACCCTTAAAATCAACTTTTGGACGTGCAGCAGAGGATTGTATTACTCCTTCTAAGTGTTTGTTTACTTTATTTGTAATAACCTTTAGAGCTTTTTCACCAGTCCAGTCATCTGTTCCACCAAAATGTTCTTGAAATATACCTAAATTTTCAGGATTTTGAAATTGGTTTTCTAATTTTAAAACTTCTTTTTCGTAAAATTTATCAGCAGTTTGCTTAGCAGATGCCATAGCTCTATCTACTACAATTTTTTCATCTTGAGATAATTGAGCATAGCTTCTTCCACCAGCTTCAACTTGTCCATTTTTACTTAATTTTATATTTTTTAATTTTGGATAACTTTTTAAATGAGGTTCTAAATTTTCTTTTAATTTAGTCATTTGTAATGCTTGTGATTTTAGTTCGATAGCTTTATAAGCTTCTGCTATGGCTTCACCAGAAGCTTTTTGTAGCTCCGCTAATATTGCACCTTCTACGTCTGAAGCGTCAAAAATACCACCATATAAGTTTTGATTTTGTAGTTTTTGTGTATCTAAAAATGGTCTGTTGCCAAATCTATTTCGACTCATACCCATAGCTTCTAGATGGTCGTCTCCCATAACTATTCCAGCTCTACCTCCTCTACCTACTCTTCCTAATCTTCTATAAAATTCATTGTTAGCAAGTTCAAAATCTCCTGTTAAATTTATTCTTTGCATATGTTCTGTAATAACATTTTTAATTTTATCTAAGCCATTTTCAAAACCAGCAGGGTATTGACCTGGATTTAAATCTACTAAAGATGTAGTACCATCTGCTAATGTTCTAACAACTGAAGTAGAGCCACCATAAAATGTTTTACCTTTATCATATTTGTCAAAGTATTGATTTATTCTTCCATCAGATATTTTACTTCTTTTAACTGATTCAAATCTTCCAGTTTGATTGTTAAAAGCAACATCTCTAGCCCTTTGTGCGTTCTCTTGTGCAAAATCTCTAACTCTTCTGTCAACAATTAATTTAAATTCAGATTTTTGTTGTCTTTCTTTATTTCTACCTCTTGAATCAAACTTGTCTCTATTTTTTTTCATGTGATGTAAAACACCACCCTTAGCTTGTGAATAACTTATATCACCATCTACATCTAACATTTGAGCAGCTCTTTCACCTGCTCTAGTCAAAAATAAACTTCTAGGGTAAACAAATCTATCGCTCCTGTTTCTTAACGACCCTTGTTTGTCAGTTGCAGGACCACCAAACTCTACTTGTTGAGCATCTTTAAGACCTTCACCAAACGTTACACTAAATCCTAAAAAACCTCTGTTGTCATTTGCATTACCACCAATTAAAGGTGCATCTCTAGTTATAGAAGACTGTATTAATCTTTGACTGTAAATTGCATTGTCAAATTCATATTGAAGAACTGGGTTGTCTATTACTGTTTGTCCTACTTCTCTGTGTTTTTCATAATCTACAAATCCGTCACCTGGTCCAGCCATAATTCCAAAATTTTCAACATATTCATTTAAATCAGAAACATTCATATCTCTTGGTCTGAGCCTTAATTGCCCATTTTCGTTTATATAAGTCATAACACCAGGTGCACCCCTTTTTGTTTTTTTCACATATTCAAAATCCTTTTTTTTATCAGGTTTAGATGTGTGTCTTCTAATATTGTTAAATTTTTTCATGTCTCCTTTATCCAATGCTTCACGAGCTTTTTCGTTTTGAGCATCACGACCTTTTTTTCTTCTAGTTTCCTGTTTTTCCATTCTCTCAACATAGTGAGGAGCAAAAGTAGCTAAATCACCAGGGGTATACATACCACCTGTTGATAAATCTATATCAGGACTTTCATAATACATATTTCCATTACTATCAAAAGATATTCCGTTCATACTAGAGTTTCCAGGTAAAACATCTCTACCAAAATCATATAAAGTATTTTGACTATTAATTCCATAAGTACCACCGCTAAGACCTTTAAGCATATTTGCTCTGTCTTTACCAAAAGCATTTAAAACATTTTCTATCTGGTCTTCAGACATATTATCAACTTGACTATCAGCAAATCTTTGTAGCGCCATTACTTCTGGTGCGGTAAAACCAGCTTCAACTAAATTTTGAGTTGTTTGACTGTTTCTTTTAGATGCTCTAATTCCAGCTTCATTTAGTAATCCATCTTGTTTTTCTTGGTCTTTTCCCACACCAAAACCACCTAGTTTATAATTAGGAGCATTTTTTATAGCTTGAGCATGTGTCTTCAATTGCCATTGTGGACCAATAGCGTTAGCTTTCATTAAATCTGCTGTAACATCTTTTTGAACTTTTTGTACATTATCAATAGAGAAATCGACACTTACAAAATATTTCATAGCATTAGTAAGTATTTGTCTTGACATATGACCAGCTTGAACACGCATAAACCTACCAAAAGGACCACCGCCTTGAGGTACTATTTTACCCTGTACTCTACCTAAAGCTCTACCACCAACAATCCAAGCAGCACGACCCATAATAGATAATGCAAAGTTTTGTGTTGAAGCAAACGATTGAAAAGTGTTATAACTTTGAAGTATTGAATACATAGAATTAGACAATCTATCAAGTGTTTGAGTTCTTGCACCAATAGATTTAGACCAGTTGTAAGTTCTTAAACCTTTAAATAGTTGAGCTTCTGTTCTTCTTGATATAAAAACATCAGGTCTGTTTTCACCTACATATGTAACTTTAGAAGTTACAACTGATTCTCCTAGACCACTAGATACTCTTTGTTTTGAAGTAATAGCCATTATTCATAAAAAAGAAGATTAACTCTTCTTAAATAATTTATGCCATCACGGTTTTTAGCTGTTTGTATTGAGTCTATTTCATAGTATTTACCTGTACTAGGTTCATAAATTCTATCCGATGATTTTATATCAACACTACCATCTAAATATAAAATCCAAGACTGCACTACTGTATTTCTGCCATCTCTATTTTCTGATTCACCAATAATTTGCAATCTACATGCATTATTAGTACTTAAATCAGACCAAGAAGTTGACTGTAAACCTCTGCTATCAACAGAAGAATCATCAACTCTTTGTACGTTTACTTTATTAATAAATAATCTTTGTGGTATTCTTCCTGCCATATAATTAAATTTAGCAAGAAATTTAGAAATTTAGGTATTGTGATTTGTCTTTAGTCTTTTTTTTCTTCGTTCTTTAGATTGGCAAGACTTACAAATATGGGCATAACCATCTGGAGAAGTTCGCTTAGCGTTAAAAGAACCAACAGATAGATTTTTTTGACAAAACCAACAATCTTTAGTTTTAATACTTTTATCTTGATTCTTAATTTTATCCAAGCAAACATTGCAATATCTATTATAACCGTCTTTATATTTTTGACTTTTAGTATATTCTAATAAGTCTTTTGTTACTTCACACTTGTAACATTTCTTAGTAGTTTTATCAACAGACATAAAATTTGCATTAGCTTTATCAACTTTATCTTTAAGTTCTGGATAATTTAGTAACCATGTTTTAAATTTATCAGGACCAATAGGTAAATCTTTAAACAATTCTCTACTTGAAGGTGAATAACCTTGTATTTCTATTCTTTTAATTATTTCATCAGTTAATTCTGGTGTTGGTGTTTTATAGGTTTTAAATCCACACTCTTCTTTTATTTGTCTAACTCTTTCAATAGAAACATTCCATTCTAAAGACCATTCAGTTAGTGATTTGTTTGGTTTAGATTGAAATAATAACTTAGCTTCTTCTAAGCTAGGTGCTTTTTTATTAGGCATTATATAAAATAACTTTTCCTATACGGTGACAATAACTGCATATCTGATGATGATAATGGAGCTATTGAAAGTGCATCTAATCCAACAGTGTATACTTGGCTATATTCTCCAATAGATTCTGAACCTGATAGGTTCATATTACCTGCTTGACTAGCACCTTGAGCAGATATTTCACCAGGGTCTTGTTGTGATGAGACTGCAACAGTAGCTTCTAATAATCTAGCTGCTGCTCTTGATGAAACCATCTTTATTTGTATAGGTAAGTCAGTTGACACACCACCACCGAATGCTGTATAACCAGATACATAGGTTACTACAATATTTTGTTCCCTCGCATAAGACCACCTTTTACCTAGTCGTCTTAATCTCCCACTATCATAAAATACAAAATCTGCTTGATTACCTTCTGTTAATGTATATTCATCTTCTACTACAGATGTAATAGAATGTACAGGAAGGTGTCTTAAAAATATTTCTTTTGTTTGGTCACCAGTAAAAGTTTCTGTTTTAGTACCATACTCTAGGTCATAACCTACATATTGATTTATTGCTGCGTCAACAAAAGGAATTATATTATTAGTTAAATGAGTCTCTAAGTCTGAGTCAAAGTCTATTTGAGTATAAGACTCTACATCAGATGCCGTTGAGAAAGCCATTTAGACCTCCTACTTATCTTCGACGTCTTTTTTAACTGCTTTATCTTCTACGTCTGATTTTTTAACTGCTTTTTCAGCTGGAGCTTTTTTAGCTGCTGCTTTTTTCTTAGCAGGAGCTTTTTCTTTCTTACCCCAACCTTGCTCTTTGAGCCATTCAGTAGGGTATTCTTTACCAGCTTTAGCAACTAAATCTGCTTGAGAAGTTGGCACATCTACTGGGTTACCTTCCCAAAGCTTTCCATCAGGTAGCTTATAAATATTTTTTTCTGGAATTGTATACATAATCATTAATCCTAACTTATAAAATAAAATTACTTGGTATTAGAAAAGGGCTTCCGAAGAAGCCCTTATTCTACACTATCGTCTAAATCAAACTTAGAAGTTTGTTATAGAACAGAAAGCTGTTGGTCTGTAAATGACAAAGCCCATTCTCATGGTTAATCTGATAGCTAGTTGATTCTTCGCAAAGAAGTCACTGTGGCTGTCAGAAACTGCAAGGTCTACACCTTGTCTCATTACCATTTGAGCAGCATCGCCACCACCGAATTTACCGACTAATGCGGTACCTTCAGCAATTGCTGTGCTTGGGACAACTTTAAGACCCCATAATCTAGCAGCTACATCGCCACCAAAGCCGCCTGCGGCTACGATTAATGGATTCTTAGAAGCAAGACCTGCGGTTGCATCTCCTGCTTGGTCAGTTACAGCAGTAACAATTTGATACCAGTCACTTGGGTGCATAACAACTGAATCAGGCTCGACGAAAGCGTCTTTTCTGATTTCTGTTATTGCTTGATAAATTTGTCCAAGTCTGTTCAATTCTCCAGAATATGAAGAATAGTCAAATGTGTTAATACCAGATTTGTTTAATACACCAGTCAAGTTTGGAGCTGAACCATCACCGTTTAGTAATTGGTTGTCCATTCTTAATCTCATCATAGTTGTGAGACGTGAATTAACATATCCTTGGATACCAGAAACGTCAGCCAACAATTCATCTGTCACAGGCAAGAAAGTAGCAATCTTACGAATGCTTTCTGTTCTTTCTGTGAATGCCAATGCTGATTCGTTTGCACTGGAGATGTCTCCAGATTCTGCAATTTCACCTGCATTGTTTGTGAAAGTTGTCTCTTCAAGATATACATATGCATTTTGGTTTGTTGTGATTTGGTCAAACAATCCAATTACAGCATTTGGGTCTCTTAAAGCTGTCTCTAATATTCCAGGTGCTCTTAATGACTCTGGTGGATAACCTGTGGTATTTAATGTTGTTTTAAATTCTGCTTGAGAATCTACGCCTTTAACACCATTGCTTAAGTATGATTTATAAGCATCAGTATCTGTGAATTGCTCACCTATTGTTTTAATGCCAGCTGGAGCTTCTTCAGCAACAGGAAGTTCGTTAGCAACTTCGTTGCTTACTTCCATAGCTTTTTCATTAGCAGCTTTTGATTCTTCAATCTTAAGCTCATCTAATGAACCAGCAAGTTCCTCATTAAGACCTTTGATTTTCTCTTTTTGGTCTGCTGAGTACTTACCATCTTCAGCTGGAGCATCAAATACAGATTTAAGCTCTTCACGAGACTTAGCAATATTTTCTCTAAGCTCTTCTACTTTACTCACTGTAAATTATCTCCTATTAGATTACTTATACTTCAGTGTCGTCAGCCTCAACAACCATAGCATCTGCTAATAGTCTTTGAGACTCTGCCCACACTTCGTCGTCAAGGTCTTCTTCTTCGACTGATTCAGTGTTATCTACTGGAACTTCTTCAACTTCTACCTCAGATTCTTCAGGGTCCTCTGTGTCTTCCTCTGGTTCGATAGCTACGTCAGTATCTACTGAGTCTGTTGGTTCTTCAACAACAGCTTCAGCAGCTTCAGTTTGTTCTTCGTCTAAGTCGTCTTCTAACTCTAAAGCACCTTCGGTTCCGACTTCTTCAATAAATTGGTCCAATTCGGTCCAAGCATCTTGTAAGTCTTCCTGAACTGCCCTTAATGCTTCAGTAGCCTTGACTCCTATTTTCCTTCCATCTTTTGCACGTAACATCGCAATGGCGTTAGCACGTGTCATCAAGCCGTTCAATGCAGCAAGCACATCTTTGACTTCTTCTGAAAAAGTTTTAGAAACTTCTTCTGAATTCTCTATATCATCAGACTTTTTCATATCTTTGGCACATTTACCAGTTTTGTTATAGTCACAATGTCCATAACCTTTTTCGTCTGACTCTTCTACCACAGGAGTTGAACAGTTGCAATCGCAACCTGATTTCTCTTCTTCAACTTCTTCCTCTGGTTCTTCGTTTTCAAAAAATGTAGAATGACCAAGAACACCTTTTTCACCAGCCATTTCTTCTAATAACTCTTTATTAGATTTAATAGCCATTGTGTATGTGTCTTGGTTAGCACCTACTAATACAGGAGATACCTCGTAGACTGATAAGTCTTTTAAGTATCTTGCGTCAACATCCTTATCACCGCTCTTAAATTTACCTCTTTCACTATCGTTAACTCTATATCCAAATGACCATTGTTGTAAGTCACCCATAGCTTTAACTAAGTTGTATGCTTCTTTACCTGATTCAGTATCCATAAAAAATGAACCTTCAAAAGTAGCTTTATCGCCATCTTGTTTTATTTCACCTTTACCAATTGGCATATCCCATTTATGAGCCCATACCATTGGAACTGAACCTGATTTGAATCCTGATTTGATAGCGTCAGGAATTACTACATCACCGTCGCTATCTAAAGTATTGAAAACCGAGAAAACAGCAGAAACTTTTCCTTCGTTGTCTGCTTTAAATTCTAAGTCGATATTTTTAATTTCACTCACGAGTGCATCTCCTATAAATTGTTAACAAATTTAATAAGGTGCATATATATTAGACTTTAACAAATGTCTTGAAAATGCGTGGTATTATTTTGTGATGTCTTTAATGACAGTTAATTTGGAGACTGGCATGGTAACTTTTCTATCAGTCTTTTTATGTTTACCATCTTCCATTATTGCCCATACTTGCATAGTAGCTTCATCGCCACTAACACTAGTTACTACACCATGAACAGTTGAAGGTGGGTCGGGGTCCTTATTGATTGACCAACTGACAGATTGTCCAACTCTAACACTTGCTGCCTTTTCCCCACTTTTTTTAGATGAGAGTGGGTGGGAAGAAGGTAGTAAATCTTGGTCGTAAGGTTTTCTTTTAAATCTACCAGTTCTCAAAGCATGAAGGAACCCGTTAACTCTGGCTACTCCCCACTGGTCAGCTCCAGTTACATTACCACGAACTGATGATGGGTTTGTACGATAAGCACCAACACCTCTGTTAAATACAGATACTAATGTTCTTAAATTAGTTCTGTACTTAGGATTTTTCGCATTGTGTTCTTTTACTTTATTAGTAAGAGTTTTGCGAATTCTATCTGAAACAGCTTTAGCAGCATTTTCATCAGCCATTTTACTGGCTAACTCATAAGCAGCTTTACGCCTACTTCTAACTACTTTCATTTGGTCAGATATAACTTTTTTCATAGCAGGAACACCCATGTTTAAAACACCACCCCACTTAATAGCAGCAACAACACCAGCTAATCTGTTATTGTTTTGATGTCTTCCCATAAAGCGCTCTCTTCTACGTACCCAGCTAAGAACTGATTCACTTCTATCACCAGATTGATATTTAGTCCATCTAGCAAAAGCATCATTACCTGTAAACGAAGTAGGAGGGTTACCACCATTTCCACCTCGTCTCCAAATTTCTGGGTAATTCTCTTTTAGGTTTTTTGCATAACCATAAGGAAACATTTTATATTTAGAATTAGAAATACTTACAGCCATGTCATCACCAGGGCTTGGAAAATTTGTTCTATCTTTCTTAGGTTTTTCTTTTTTTATATTCTCAGGTTCCATCTCAAAAACTTGTTCCATAACTACTTCGGCTTCTTCTGTTGATACTTTCAACTCCTCAACTATACCATCAATAAAAGATTTTTTGCTTCTTTCAAATGCTTCGTGACTTGCACAAGGCATATAGTATGTCATGTCTTCAATTTTATGAGTATGAAAACCAGAACAACCTATTTGTCTAGCTCTTTCTTCAGCAGCTTCTCTAGTTGTAAACATCCACATATTCCTTGATGGTCTAGGAGCAACTGCTTGTCTAGTAGTCTCAGGTGCGGCATCAACACTATCCATTTTTTGGTCATATAATTTTCTTAAAAGTTTTGCTTCATAACTAGCTTCATCTGAACTAGCAGCTCTAAGTTGTTCTGATTGAGTATCATTGTTTTGTGTATCTTGTTGTTCTTCAGTTTGTGCTTGAGGTACTGTTGATTGACCATCTGCATCAACTTGTAACATATTCATTGGTCTTAAATATACGTTATGTTTTTCATCAACATCAAGACCAACTACTTTTCTAGCTTCACCAATAGTTATCCAACCACCAGATACACCCATGTTCACTCTTTTATAGAGTTCATCCATATCTGTTTGTAAAGCTCTTACGTTTTGAATATCATAATCACACATCATTTGACTATCGCCAAAATCTGGTATAAGTAATTGATGTGTTAGTTCATTAGAAACTGTTTTCCACAATGGAACTAATTTCTGCTCAGTAAAAAATTCTCTTAGTTCAGCAGTATTGTTGTATGTTGCTGCGTCCAAACCAGCTCCAAGTCCAGCAAGAATTGCTGGTACACCTAAAACAGCAGAAACTCTTTCTTCAGGCAATCTTCTTAATTCTTGTAATTTCATTTGGTCAGGTGAAAAAGAAACAACTTCTACAGACATAGCACCAGAAAGAACCATTGGTTGACCTCTATTAGCACCACCAAATTTTTGTTTGTAAGAAGATGCTATAGCTTCAGCTTCTTCTCTAGTAGGTCCACCCATAGCATCATTTCTTGGTGACAGTACAACTCCTGGTACTGCTAAGTTTGTTAACAATGCAGAAGAATATTGACCTGCTGCTTCATCTCCAACTAATTCTCTTAATATAGATTTAAGCGGTGCATGACCTCTTCTATGGTCATTTGGGTCAATACCTTGACGTATATGAATTACATCTTCTACTTTTAACTTTACAGGTTCACCTGCAAGTTCATTTTTAGAATGTGCATAATATTCATAATGTGTAATAAGTTTATTAGTGTTACCTCTAACACTTACCAAGTTAGGCATTAAAGGTACTAATTGAACAACTTTACCTTGTGCGTTTCTATTCTTATAAATAAATGCATCACCATGTGCATTTAAAGAAATTACAATATAGTGTGATAAAAGACTTGAAGACATAAACTCATTAGGTCTTCTATAAAGTTCTGTAACTGGATGTTTATAATCGACTTCTCTGTCACCAAATACTTGGTCTCTTTTTACTACTTGAAGTTGTGGTTCTGCGAAAGATGTAGCTAATACATTTAAACAAGCTACTACTGCGGAGTTTGCAGTACCGTCTCCTATTTCTTTTAATTGTTCTGTTTCCCAAAAACCTGCTGTTGAATTGTAGCCATAAATAGACGTATCACGACTAGAAGACAAGCTTTGATTGTAGCTTGCCATTTTTCTTAGTCCAGCTTCACTCGGTTTATTTAAGTAATCTGATATTCTTGCTATAAAACTTTTATCTTCTGCCATATTAAAATGCTTGCCAGCTTCTCCTCTGAACTAATGCTTGGACCCCGAGTGTCAGTGCATCGACAATATCATCATGTCGACCAACTGGAAATGTCATCAGTTCTCGCTCTAACTCTTCTAACCACGATGCATTACGACGAAACAATACATCGCCTGACTCCATCCTAGCCGATAAAGGTAAAGCCTGTGTTATTTTATCTTTACTAGCGTCCATCTCTCTAACTCTCATACCAACTCTTTGAGCCATTTGAATAAAGTTTTTAGAAAATCCTTGTTTTTCTATACAAACGTATGCCCATTTGTACTTATTATACAACTGTTGAAGAGTAGGAACTATATCAGGACCTTCTATTTTTACCCTTACCATGTCTTCTACAAATATTTTCATATCTGGTGAGATAGCACATGAAAGAATAACTGTATAATCTGAGTCTGTTTTTGTAGTAACAGCTAAGTCAGCTGTACCAAAATGTAACATTTCAGCTGGATTCCATTGAGAACCACCACCAATGTATAGTCTATCTTTTATATCAAAGTAAGACATCCACTCTGGTTTAAGCATTCCTTGACCTGCATCAACAAATTCAGCTAAATACTCTTGAGCAAAAACAATAGAGCCTACTTCATCTTTTGCAGAATCTATTTCATCGTCATCAATCATTGGGTTGTCGTAAGTAGAATATCTAAACCTTTCCCAATTAGGTGAGTTTTCTGCTACTTCCCATAAATCAAAAAACCAATTATCCATACCCATAGGTGTACTAATAAATAATGCAGAACCTTTTCTTTCTGTAAGAGTAGGACGTAATACTTCTTGCCAAACATCAGGTTTAATAAATGCTGCCTCGTCCATTACTAAGAAATCCAAACCTTCACCACGTAACCTTTGTGGATTATCAGCAGATTTACAAGATATAGAGCCACCATTAGGAAAAATAACTTCCATGTTGGCTAAAGAAACTTTAGGTTGTATTTCTGGTGGAAAAGAATAAGCTGCGTTTTCTAGTGCTCTCCAACCAACTCTAGCTATAGCAAATGTTGGTGCAACCCACCAAGCTCTACCACCATTAAGAGCAACTTCCATACACATGTGTATACCAAGACGAGTTTTACCAAACCTACGACCAGCACAAAGAATTTTCCATCTGCTATTTGATTTAGCAACTTCTTTTTGATTTTCATGAAGTCCAGGTAATTCAGGAACATAAACTGGCATTACTTTTTATTTCGTTTAAGTTCTAAATATTCTTGTACTAATTTTATATATTCTCTTCTAGAGGCAACTTGTTGTTTACCAGTATATATATCTGAATGCCACTTGCAGAACATAGCTACATTGTCAGAATCATAAGCTCTAGTGCTATCTCTACCCATTGTTCCTATTTTTTCAATCATTGTAAGTTTTAGAAACTGAGCTTCTTTACATCCAGTCCACTCACATTTGTATCTAGCTCTAATTAAAGCTTCTTTTCTTGTTTGATTTATATTTTTTGGTCTTACCATCTAAACTTCTTTTTTTTCATTTCGTTAAATTGCTTATAAGACTTAGCACTTAAATTACTTGGGTCTTTTTCCCATTCTACATCAACAGGTGTCTCAAACATGACATTCTTTGAAACTAATCTTTTAGAATCAGATTTACACTTTGGACACTTAATTAAAGGGTCTTCTGTTATTTTATGTGTTACTTCAAATTCAAAATTACATTTATGTAAAATACATTGGTAATCATATCTAGGCATATCTATTTAAAAATCCTCTTAATAAAGCTTGATACTCTTTTTGAGCACCAACCTGTTGTCTTCCATCAAAAATATCGTGATGATACTTACAAAGTATAGCAACATTTTCTGGGTCATTGGATATATTTCTATCTCTTCCTCCCATACCTATTGCTTTTATGTGAGCCATCTCTAACCATTGTCTTTCATCACAACCAGCCCACTCACATTTATTTTTAGCACGTTTTAATGCAGAAGCTCGTAAATCAGATTTATTTATTTTACCAGTGCCTTCTCTTTTCTTTTGACCCATGCCAGATATGCCAAAGCTAGCACTTCTACGTTTTTTAAATTCAGAGTAAGTTTCGTTTTCTGGGTCCCATTGAACAGTCATAATAATATTTTACCAGATTTTCATTTTAGATACAGCTCTTCCAAAGAAGAGCCGATGATGGGAGGAGGTCGGTGTGGATGCCGACAATTTAACTTTAGCTCTTAAAAGAAAATCCTGTGGTATTTGACAATGAAGGGTAGCTTGCTAAAACTATGAAGGCAATATTATCTAATTCGTCTTTTGCTGAAAGTCCACTATGGATTTTAAAAGTATCTATGACTTGTTTGTCTTTAATCATCTCTACTAGAATTTTTCCGTTTTGTTCTGTTTCAGGTTTTGTTTTAAATCTTATACCGCTAATTATGTAATCCATTGTTTTACTACCATATCATTTAAAAAATAGAATCGTCGTCTTTGTCCTCTATTGGAGACATTTTTCTTTCTTTACGAATTGCACGACGCTCTCTTTCTGATTTTCCTCCCCAAATACCAAAACGCTCTCCTCGTTGGAGAGCTTGTTCTAAGCATGGTTCTTGTACTGGACACTGATTACAAATGGCTTTCGCTTTTTTCGTTGAACTCCCTCGTTCTGGAAACCACTCGTCTGCATTTAACTCGGGATATAAAATTGTATTACAAGCAGCTTTTGAATACCACTTCGGTATACCAAGCACATCAGCTAATAAGCTAACCTTATCCTCATCCATATACAAAACTCTACATAGATTTACTAAGCATTAAAAGATTTATTAAGGGAAAGTAATGCAGAATAACAATATGTAGGGTAAGAC